TGAGAATTGTCGATTCCAAGAGCGTCTGATAATCCGCTAACGCTGCCGGGGCTGGTAGCAGCACATCATCCACATAGATTTGGAACACTGTGGGTTTCATGCCACGCTTGATATGATATCGTGTTTGGTCGATAGTAAACCACAGTTCAACGACGGTGTCTTTTTTGTTTGTAGAATTTATAAGGGCCGGTTTGTTGATATTGCGTAACGCTCGCCCAAACAAGGCAAAGCATAGGGCTTCCGTCATGGTCGACTTGCCCACACCGTTCTTGCCAATAATCAATGTCGATGCATTTGCATTCAGTGACAGTTCAATCGGCACGTCACCTGTCGCGAGAAAGTTTTTATACCGACACCGTTCGAAGAGTATCATTAACTCAACCTCGCCGAATTGGTATTCATCATCGCATCGTGGTAGAGTGACCGCAGATACGTTTGTAGTTCAGCTTTATCACAAGACACACTCAGCCCCTCCACATAATCATCCATCAGCATTAGGGTATCCACATCATTCGACGGAGCGTCTATCTCACTGTCCGGTAGTGTGTTGACAATATCATCGACAATCATCACATCCTGCGGATTCACTTTGGTGAGCGCATCCAACACCAAATCAAAATCATACGGGCGGGTCTTGTTCTTGACCACGACTTTGACATACGCTTCATGATACGGCGACTGTGGTTCGACCACGGACGCTACTAATCCCGGCGCATAATCATTCGGTGTATCCAAATCATCATACACCAACCGGGCAAATGCGGTATGGGGATTCTCAATGAATGTGAGAGCGCATGTCTCGGTGTCGAATAAATGGAACCCACGCGGATCACGATAGTCGGCCCACGTCATCGCATACGGCGCGCCCAGATAATGAATCGGGTCTTTCGAGGAACGATGATGATAATGCCCCGACATCACTATCCCAAAGCGGTCGAATATCGACGGGTCAAGCCCCTCACGATTCTGCATGCCGCGATGCATCTGAAATCCCGAGAGTTCCAAGTGCCCTAGCACGACCGCGGCCGAAGAGGTCGCAATGGCGCGCATCGAGTCGTCGCGATTGTTGCCGCATATCCACGGAAGCAGAAGGATACCGCATCCATCAACGTCCAACTCTGTGGGTTGTGTGTAGATGTGCAGACTGTCATCGTGACGATACAACTCCTCAACGGAATTGATTTCGGTGCTATCACGCAAAAAGCAATCGTGATTGCCGATGATTACATCTTCACGGATGCCTCGGTTCCGCAATGGAGCCCGATACTGATGTTCGATGAATCGAGCGGTGGCAAAGTTAATATACTTTCGTCGATCGCCATAGTCCCCACCATGCAGCACACGAGTAACGCTATGCGCATCGAGTGTCGGAAAGAACACCTGTTCATAAAACTTCTGCATCGTATTATACATTGCCGGTGTGTCCGACCGCACACCGAAATGTGAATCCGTGATAATTGCAATAGTACTCAAATGACCATCCTCATAATGTCTCGGCCTTTTTCTTCGCCAACTTTCGCCGGGCACGGGCCCGGTCGGTATAGTCGTCAAAGCGACGAATAAATTCCTGCACATTATCAAAGGACAGCATGCTGCTATCGACGTGATACTCTCCGGTGGCTGATTGTGAGGTACGCGTATCCCCCGCGATGACCGCTTCCTCAATCATCTTGTATCGCAGATAGGTATGCCGACGTTCGCGTTGAATCCGTCGCACGAACGCATAGTAGATGACACTGGTGAAATAGCCAAACGGATTTCTCGATTTGCGCGGATTGAAATTGTGCATGTAGACGAGACAATTCTCAACCCCGTCCGACACCATGTCTTCACGGTAGGTATAGTTGGCGAAATTCGGCTTGAACGAGAGGTGTGTGCCGATTTTCAGAAAGCATTCACCAATATATTCAGGCACCCTCGGTGGGTCATCACCCCGTATCTTCGCATGATTACAACTGCGTCGATGTTGGATGAGTGCGATTAGAAATTTGCGATTATCGACGTAATGGGCCTCAGCCATAAACCTCCCTTGTTTGATGATTATTTGACATACGCAAGTATACCACATGTTGTGGTGTATGTCGACTCCATATTGTAGACTGCCGCGTGCTGTAGTGTGCGTAGAAACTTTATCTGTTCTATGCACGAAAATGTCCGACGCATTCTCCCACCGATTTGAGGGGAAAGGGGGGACTATAGGGGGGATAGGGGTCTGAAAGAATACTAGTACTAATTTAAGTTATAGATTTACGATCTAGATTCAATATACTGATTACCGTAGGCGGATTCCGCCACATGCGGTGTGTTCAATAAAACCGCGTTATTCGATTGCGGGTGTCTGGCTTGCGTTCTAAGCGTGCCAAATATATTTCCGCACCCTCACTATAGTTTGCTATCTTCGGCATCGTTAGGCACGCTCTGAAGCGGTTTGGCGTCATGTGTGGATAACATCCGTAACCATGTTTCGACATCATACTCATGCAAGGTATAGGGAAATCGTTCTGCCGCGTAATATTGCACACGCTGTTCCGCATGTCGAAACACATGATTTACCGAGCTACCCACCCGCAAATCATCAACAAAATCCAACAGGGTTGCGTGTGTTTTACCACTCGACAGTCGTAATGTACGCCCTATGGACTGTAGGACACGTATCTTTGATTTCGCGGGGCTGGCGAAGATGAGCGTTGAGAGATTAGGAATATTTACACCCGTTGAAAACGTTCCGAAAGAGGCCACAATGATTTGATTATCGTTTTGTTCCACCCAGAGGCGAATCCGTTCGCGTTCAGCACTTACGACGCCGCCATGGACAAAATGTACATCACGTCCTACCACAAGATGTTGTATGCGCTCGAATAATGGAATTCCATGTTTTTCAACGAAATTAAAGAGGACTAACACGTTCCCTTTGGTCGCGACCGCCGTCTTGGCAATGATGTCTAAACGCTGCGGCGATGTCACCAAATATTCCACTTCATCGGGATATAAGGACTGCCGCATTTCCTTACACACGGACATGGGATATTTGATTACACACATCTTGACGCGCAGCGGCGCCAGTTGCTGTTGCTCGACTAGGGCGTGTGTCGTGGTGACACGTGTCACGTCACCAAAGAGCCCTTCAAGAATCAGTTGATGCGCATGTGTATCATCTAAGGTGCCGGTGAAACCAAATCGATACGGTGTCTTCAAACACTTGGCCATGAGTCCAACCAAGGAAGAGCTTTTTGCCAAATGCACTTCGTCCACCATCACACATGGATAATCGGCAAAGTATTCCGGCGGAAGTTGGTAGATAGATTGCCATGTACTAATGACAATCGGTGCGTGACGGGCTTTTGGCCGACCTGCTTGAATCGTCTGAATGCGATCTGGGTCGACACCATAGCTGACAAAGTCGGCGGTCAGTTGCGCCACCAACCCTGTGGTCGGCACAACAATCAATGTCGGCACGTCGAGTGCTTGTGTCAGTAAATGAATGATAAGAGACTTGCCGCTACCGGTGGGAGAGAGTACGATACCGCGATGCGTGTTCAACAATGTCCGCAATGCGGCTACCTGATAGGCTCTCGGCACGATTGGTAGCGGCTGCGCGTTCACCCAGGCATCCAGTGTGTTTGGATACAAGGGATCTGCTATCGGCACCTCATTGGTGACCTGATAGTCCTGCTGCGCGGCAAATGTCAGTAGACGAGACAAGAGACCGCGATAAAGCAGGTGACCGCGCAATTTGAACAAACGAATCTTACCCGACCAGTTTTTCTTGCGATACGCCGGCATGTATTGTGCGCCGGGAATGTCAAAGGTGAAGAATGCGCTCAGTTCCTGGGCCTCATGATCTTCACAATCGATACGCATCCATACATCATCTACCGGCACAATCGTCATGTACCAATATTTAGGGGAGTAATATTAATCGGTTTTGGTGAAATACCAACTCGGCTGTCTATCATCCTTTGTTAGTGAGTCCCACTTGCCATCGAGGGCGTGGCCAGTCTTGTCCGTACGCTGATAAAGCGCCTCGCTGCGGCGAATTCTGTTGGTTAGTTGTAATGTATACCCATGCTCCGCGACATATTCGTCAACCGCATTGATGACGCCCATGTTTTGCCCACGAGTTTCGTAATAATCGTGCCCCGATACGATGCCGCCTATACGAACCTTCTTAGACCATTCCCGAATGTCATCACAGACTGAAGTATATTTATGATCGGCGTCGATGAACACAAAGTCTAGTGATGCGTCGGCGACATCGCCGACGGCGTCCATGCTGGAGCGTCTGTCGATGGTTACGTTGAGGTGCTGTAGTCGGCGATAGGCGATTGCGTAACTTCTGTGCGTTCTGTTTCTGCGCCAGTCATCGACGGCTAAGAGTTTCAGCTTGGAATTCGTGCGACAGAGAATTTCACTGTAGCGGCCATGGCAGACGCCGATCTCCGCACCTGTCGTGAATCCCAGTATCGCAAAATGTTTGGCGAGTTCGATTCGATTATTCATTTACAAATCTACAATCCATTTTTGAAGCGCATGAAGTCTATTGCCGATTTTATTACAAAGTTGCGCGTATTGACCGACTTGATGACATCCTCCACGAATTTGAGAATCTCTTCTAGATAGGCTTTTCGTTTGAGTAAGTTTTGGATTGCCGCGTCGCCTTCGATATAGATATGCACATTTCCTGAAAGAATCTTCAGTGGCTGTGGCGGCCATTCAAGGGCTATGCGTTCTGCATCGTCCATCTTGCCTAGAAAATATTCCCACTTCTGGCGATACAGCACTTTGTAGTCGCTGTCGATTTTCTTGTAGCGCAGACGTTCGTATGAGTAGTAGCGCCACCATTTGGCATGTAGCAACGGCACATTTCGGGCGGATTCGTCAAGAGCCGCGAGGTCGAGTGCGGCGTCATTTTGCCATTCTGCGAGATATTGGTCGAGCGTCATAGTTCCATTATGATAGCACGGCCCGCAGACTATGTCAAGGTGACATCGAAAGAGGAACAGGAGAATGTGGCGGTGGTGGTCAGCGCGACCGAATCGCTTTCCGACGACGTAAAGTCGAGACTCGTGAGTTCGATGGGAAAGACTTCTTCAATGTCTATCTTCGCCACAATGCTGGCGGTATCAGGCGTCAGAATGGATATCGAGGCAGTCGTCTTTTCTAAATCGACGGGATTCGCATACGGGCTGACTCGGTCGCTCGACAATTGCTTGTCTCGGAATCGTGTGACCTCGTCGAAGTTGTGGGGAAACCCGTAGCCCTTCATCCAGTAGTAGAGGCTAAAATACGTCTTGAAACTCGCATCGACCAGATACGTCACACTGAACTGCCCGTAGGTCAAACGCTCACCGGGATGTTTGATAAATGCGAAGGGATTCTCC